AGCCCAAGAAGGTCGACATTACTCATTCTTGGCTACTGGTCTTTGTACTGGTGGTGAATAGTCCCTAGCAATCAATTTCTTAATGTCGACCTTCTTGGGCTTCTTAACTTTAGTATAGCCCTTGTTTTGCGTCTCATAAGTACGTGAAGATACGTTATAAATAAAAGTATTTTTCTTACCAATACCCGAGTAGTTAGTACGGGGTACAGATATACGAGCCAAGATTCCTCGGTCATATAAACTTTTAAGCGTAGTGGCTATACTTGAATCAGTCTCTTTACCAAATACATCTTTCACTTGGGCAATCGTAGAATCAGGGTTAACTTTAATCCAGTTATAGATTTGTTCGCCTAGTGGTGTTTTCTTTTCTGTTGTTTGCACTTCATTTACCCCCCATGATTGGATTGTTTTCATCATTTCAGTTCTCATATCAGGCATTTTTCTTCTCCTTTTTCTTGACAGGTTTTTCTTTAATTTCTTTATCCAATCTATGTGCTTCCATTAACACGTTACTTAGTTCACTTAGTCTTTCTTCATACACTTCGAGCATCTCGGTTACTGCCCACAAAGCGGCACTTTCAAGATCACTAGACTCTCGTTCAGCTAATATTTCTACTACACTTTTAATACTGCTTAACTTGTAACTAATTTCCTCAACGGCACAGCTTGCTTCCCAAAATCCCATCATTTTGACACCTCATCACAACGCTCAATCAAAGCGGCATAGCCACATACATCTACTAAGTTATCCCGATGGCTTGGGTCATTAGCAAAGCGTGCAACTTTAACCAACATCATCATAGCGGCAACATCTTTAGCCGTGATAGTAAAGTTTCCGTCATCTAGGTTATTCATGTACGCACTCCACATAATCGCTATAGTCTTCAGGTTCTTAGCGGGATGCCCATAAGTTTTTTCTCTATCGCCGTATATAATGGCTTGTGCTTCTTCTAGTACAGATACTTTGGTTTTCATACGTAGTTTTTCTTTCTTTGGTTTAACAGTAGTATCGTGCGCCAACTCCGCTAGGTCTCCCTTGCTTATGGTTACACCTACTGCCGCTGTTTCTTGGTGTGCGATTTCTTCTAGTACTTCTGCTACTTCTTTGCTTGCTTTATCTAGTTCTACTTTAGTCCAACTCATTTTAATTCTCCTGTTTTTATTAACAAATCAAATGTCACCCCAACATCAGGCAACCCTACTTCTAACAACAACTGCAACTGCTCAATACCCCCTTCATTTACTACAACTGCGACCCCTCCAGCATTCATAATCTGCATAAGGTTCTTATCTTGTAATGCCGTAGGCATACCCTTACCTGACTTAGCTTCGATACCTATGAATCTTCCTTTGATACAAGCGACAAAATCAGGCACGCCACTAGTGCCAAACCCACTAGTAACTGGTGTAAAATAGTACGCCTTATGTAATTCAAGTAGTTTCTTAATCGCATTTTTTACTTTCACTTCAGGTTTTGTTGCCATACATATCCTTTATTTCGGGTGTCTCCAATACGTAAAATATAGAGTCACTTATTTTCTTACCAAGTCCCTCAACTGTTACGCCTTGGTCTACAATCATAAGTACGGAAAGCGAATCTTGTATCCAAACAGGTAAGTCCTCCTGCTTAAAAGTTTCCCTCATTTTACTCTTACTACTTGGCAGTGTAAAGTCATTAAGCTCAACCATACCACTAGGTAAAACACTAACCCGCCATACATTCTGTAAGGGCATATTAAACTGCTCTTGAACCATTTGTAAAGCTACTGGTAGTGCTCGACGGTATTTAAAATCTGCGCTTCCGCTAAATAAAACCTTATCTACTTCTTGCCAACTAAACCTATCTGTTTCTTCTGCTGAATGGGCGTATAGCTTCCCATAAAGTGTTTTTGTTTCCCCCATTACTTCTCCTCAAAGTAGCACCCAGTAGATGCCTGTTTCCTGTTTCATCCCAACATCTTCAACAAACTCGCCTTTGTCTGTTACATCTAATACAAACAACTTCCCACGCAAGTCTTCGGGTAGGTCTGCGGTGCTGTTGACTTGGGTAACTACTTTGTCAATCTCGTACACTACACTGTTAGGTCTTACCCATATCATACACTTCTTTGGCTTGTAGTCATAATACTTTTCAATCTCTTCTTTGTTTTCGACAGCCCAGCTAATAGCCTCAGCCATCTTAGGTGTAGCAGGTATATACCCTATGTTGTGCATATGCAACAGCTCAGGAAAAGCGGTAGTAAAGTCAATACGCATCTTATTGTTTACCTTAGCGTGCATCTGACTACTTTTATTATGAATTTGTCTATCCATACCAAGTTCATGCTCAGCCTTTATTTCGTCAAAGCTAAAAGGTTTAAGGTATGTACTCGCTTGTTTGATGATGTTCTTCATATGCTTGGAATACTTAGACTCATGTTGGCTCTTGTTCCAACGCCCATACTTATCATTACTAATCAGTCGGCTACGCACCCAATACTTTTCTTCGGTATCATACCCAATCCCGCCAAGCTCTTTATCAGGGTCTCTGATATCGTGTACCTTAAGAGATGTCTTTACCTCAACCCTATTCGGTGGTACTTGCTCATCAAAAAAGCTAGTCCTGTTCCCACCCAATGTAAACGTCAGTAAAGGATTTTTCTTCTTGACTTCATTCATTAGATCAATAACTTCTTGTAATACATAGGAACCTAAAAACTCTTCGTACTTAATCATTATCATTACCTTTCTTACGTTCTAGTTTTAACGCTAGGTTAATTGAATATGCTATCTCCTCCCAAGTCGCTCTGTCTAAGACAACGGGGATTAGCTCTTGCCCTTTATTGATTAGCGTAAACTTATCAAACAAGTACTTACTCATAGCCAACTGTTGTTCTTTAGTATGAATCTTCTCGGGCTTTTGTTTCTTCTTGCTCATGTTTTTCCTCAGGTTTCTTTCATATTCTTTTTCTCCAAAAAGGTCTAATCTCTGCCTCCAATACAACTAAAGTAAAAAGTACCCACCAATACCACTCAGCTTCACCCTTCTCCAATACAAATCCTACTAAGATAGCCATCATGTTCATTTGATCTTACTCTCCTTAAGTTTCTTAATTCTGTCTGCTTTTCTTAAATCATGTGAGTGTAGCTTTTTACCAACGGACTTCGGTACTTCCCCCGCCTTCTCCGCAACCTTAGCAGCTTTCTTGCGGCTCACTACTTCTTTATCTGATAGCTCAAACATATGCTTAGCACCTTTAGCCTTCTTGCCTTCCTTCACGATTAACTCTTCGTGCGACCATGCTTTGCTTGGTGCTTCTACAATCTTGCCTGACTTCTCTTTAATTGCTGGTACTTTTACTGTTAGTTTTTTACTCATGTTAGTATTCCTTAACTTATACCCATGATTTATATGGGTCATTTGATAATTCCCCGAGTGGGACTTCTTCTATTTTAAAGGGTTTTGCTTGACGATAAGCATCTCTTTGGATTTTAGGAATTAAACCTTTCTCGTTAACTTCATTGGCTCTTGTCGACCAGTTATACCGATTTAATTTATAGGCATACCTAGCAACAGCATCTAACCAAGACTCAGGGATTTCATTAGGGTTTTTAAGGGTAACAAAGTCTTCCCAATGCGTATCCAAAATATCCCCCCATGAAGATTTAAATTCAACTAGGGGTAGCATTACTCTAGCGTACTCAGTAAAAGTTTTGAGCTTCTCACGAATAACTTTAGTTTGCTTGCGATCTAATAGATGACGAACTTCTCGGAATACTTGTTGTGGCTTCCAAAATGTTTCACCTTTGGTTTTATAGAAAATAACATCACCTTGTTTAAGTGTGTAGTATTTGTACCCTTCATTCTCTGTGGATACTTTTAAGTACTTATTACCTCCATGGCTATACATACTCATATTCTGTGGAAGATTGAAGTCATAAAAATATAAAACCGATGGGCTACAAAAACTATGTTTTGATGCGTGAATGATGATAGTGTCTATTTCCCCCTCACGTTTAAGCGTAATGCTGCGTAAGTTTCTTGCGTTATCTGCGTGTTCGGGTTTGTCGTAGTAACTCCATGATATACAGGATAAGTAATACTCATTATCGCTAACCTTAACTACTCGTTCCCATGCACGATTACGCTGACCAATAGGTCTAACATCTAACTCTTTACGTTTACCTTGTAATGGTTTGATACTCTCGTATCTTTTCTTTGCCATATCAAAGTCTGTTCGAACTCCGTTGCTACGCTGTACATCATAAGGGCTTCTGCCCCAACCATAAGTTCCCATGATTTACTACCTTTCGTTTGTATTTACTGCGTTTAAAATATCTGATACTGATTTAGATATAGGTGTTAATACTTTGGTAGAAGAAAAACCTTCTCGCCATTCCCCATCACCCCAATTTACATACACACCTCTCGGTGGTTCTTCATCAAAGTTTAACCATTTAGGGCAGTCTGAAATAACTCCTACCCTCCCATCGTTATGTAATACCCATTGTTGTTTCATATCATGCCTGCCAATCAATCTCTATACTTCTACTAATACGCACCATCTCCCATGGGTCGTTACCAAAGTATCTTTCCTCGACATCATCTGATTCTTCCCCAATGCGGCAAAATGCACCATCTACTTCTACACCTAAGTCATCATTCCGTTCTCTTGCCTTATCAAATAATGCGTGATGGGCTTGCACTTCGTCGTATTCGTCATACCACTTAACCGAATCACAATAGAAGCGAATCTCATATTTCTCCTCATCAACTGTGAAGTAGTCCTTCTCATCTTCACTCCAACATAAGGCTGTTTCAGGGTCTAGCTTAGACTCAGCAACAAACCCCCAAAAGTCATCCTTGTTATTAAAGGCAATCTTATATGCAACCTCTGACCTATACCCCATCACATATCTCCTCATCTTCACGCACAGATTCAGTCACTATGTAACCCTCGTTACCAGCAAAATCTTCTAGTGCAGATAAGCAAGCCATATACAACTCCTCACTAGCAAACTGTGCTACTACATCAGAAGCCTTACCATTTTCAAAGTAAACAACGATTTTCATTTAGTCCTCCATATGAATTGATTGACCTACACTAGGTACAGCCTTGCAACCACCTACGATGCACCACAACACAGGGCTAGTCCAATCCCCACCCCAGTCATCACCTACATAACCATCTGTAAGCACAACCACACACTCGGGGACAATGTTCTTATCCTTGAGATACTTAGTAATACAACTAGGACTTGTGCCACCACCACCCTTAGGTTTAGTAGAAGCCATTAGCCTATCGCCATCACCCTGACCATACACTTCATGACCCGCTACCTCGCCATCCCAATACAGTAAGTCAACTAAATCGGGATTAACATTGTTCATAATACCCACTACCTCCGAGAGAAAACGATTGACTGCATTACCTGATATAGAACCCGATGTATCAACTGCAACCACAATCCTACCCATCGTTTCGCTATACGTACTAGGTAAATACATATCGTTTTGTAGCCATCTACGATTAGGTTTACGCCAAGTAGATTCATCTTTACCCGCACATAGTGCTGATACAAACTCACGCAACGCTTCACGCCAGTCAACCTTAGCACTCATCAAATCCGTAAAGCTACGGGATACATCACCACCTACCTTACCCGCTAAGATCGCACCTTGTCGTATAGCTTGGTCTATCTGCTTACCCAACTCTTGCTTTTCTTCCTCGGACATAGACTCGCCATCTTCCCAACCATGCTCGTCAAGACCACCGCCCTCGCCCCCGCCATCGTCATCATCGAGTAACGCAAAGACCTCGCCCGAGTTAAGCCCACGATACTTCTCATCGTATAGCCCGCACTTAGGTAGCTGTACAAATCCATTTGACCTCTTGCCTTCATCTGCAATCTCCAAGTTAATAACGTAGTCACAGGCACGATTAGCTTTCTGTGCGTTCTGTTTCCATAAGTGTTTCCATGTAGCAATATGCCTATACATCTTGTGCTTGTTCTCATGCAATATAACGGCACGCAACTCAGGGTCAGTCAGCTTAGCAATAAAGTCACGACCATAAACTACATCACGCCCATTGGTATAAGCCGTTGGACATTTGATAGGGTCTGATTCAACCTTAACGCTACCGACCATCAGCACCCCACTATATGCAACGAACTGCGGGGTTTTCATCAGGTCAATATGACTACGCTCAATGCGCTGTTCCTGTGTAAGATTCTTTACTGTTGTTAGCATTTATTCACTCCTTATAATCATAATGTCAGCTACTTCTTTAGTTATAGGGGTTAGGAATTCTTTAGTGGTGTAGAACCCTAACCATTCCCCA